TTAAGTGGCTGTCATCATCGGGTAAATGCTGGGGCCAATTGGCCAGCCCGCCAGGAAGAATACGACCAGCATCGCTATCCACACGGCCAGGAAACACAAGGTGTAAGGGACCAGCAGGGAAATCATGGTGCCGACACCGGCCTTTTTGTCGTATTCCTTCATAAAGGACAGGATGACAACAAAATAGGGGTTCAGCGGCGTGATGATGTTGGTGGAAGAGTCAGCGATACGGTATGCCATCTGTACAAAGGCCGGGTGATAGCCCAACTGCATGAACAGCGGTACAAAAACCGGTGCCTCCAGCGCCCACTTGGCTGAGCCGCTGACGATCAGGAAGTTCAGCAAGGCAGTGAAAATGCAGTAGCCAATGATGACTGAAATGCCTGTCATATTGATGGAGGCCAGATAGTCAGCGCCATTGACGGCAATCCAGGTGCCCAGATTGGTCCAGTTGAAGTAGGCAATGAACTGTGACGCAAAGAAGATCAGCACGATATAACTCGACAGGTCACCAATGGCCTGCGACATGTAACGGGCGGCATCTTTGGAGTCCTTGATCAGCCCCATGCTTTTGCCGTATGTCACGCCGACAACAATAAAGAAGAACAAAATGATCGGGATGATGCCTTTGAGAAAGAATAAAGTCGCTCAATATACAGAGGTAAAACAAGGCGGGAAAAACAGGCTGGAAGGCAGAGAATACGCGGCTTTGTGAGGTGCTGACAAGCTTAGCACTTATCTCCCCGCTCTTCACCCAAAGACAGGCTCAGGGTAGAGTCAGGCAAACTTCAGGCAAGGACGAACACAATGCAAAATCAGGAACCCGCCACCGCTCCAGCGGATGAAAAACCGCAGAAGCCAGCGCCGAGTGTTTGGATCAGTACCCTTACAAACATCGCTGGCCTTTCGGGAGCAGTCACGGCCCTACTCTATGTGTTTGGCTACATGTATATGGCCACACGAATTGAGACATTTGGCCTTGAGTATGACTACTTCGACTTCAGCCTTCCTCAAGTGCTGATGAATGCCCTCTTCTTCATCATCAAAGGGTTAAGAGGCACCTGGTATTGGAATGCTGCCATTATCTTCTGTGGGGCTACGTTGCTCTTCGTTGAGATGCAGCTCTTCAAGTTCTTTTACAAACTACTTCGCAAACTGACCGCAGTCTTAAAGAAAGCCAGAGAGCAAACGGGCACTGAAGAACCAGCTACCGACCCAAGCACTAAAGATAAAGGCGGCTTTAAGAGTGAATTTGTGCTTTGGGGAAAGTGGACGCTACTGGTCACATCGTTCGCACTTGCTTTTCCTCTCACGATCGCGCTCTTCTTTCAGCTAGTCGCGTATTTATCTGGCACGGCAGGGATAGACAGTGCAAAACGCAGCCTAGAAAGTTTCAACCAGTGCCCATCAGCAGATGAGCGAAAGACCACAATCTATGAATCCGATGGCAAAACGCTGGTAGCCAGAGGCTTTATCGTTGCGAGTACGCCTGACATGACTGCGATCTATGCCGATGGCAAAGCGCGCATTTACCGCACATCCGACAAGATCATTGAAGGCCCAAGCCTCCCCAAAATCAGCTTCGCTGACTGCCCCCAACCCTAAAACACCAAGGCCCGCAACTGCGGGCCTTGTGCTATCTCGGTTATGCCCTCAGGGCGTCGTTGGCCAGGCGGTCTATCCCCGCGCGCATTACTTCGGTCAGCACCTTGCGGTTGATCCGCTCGCCGATCAGGCGGCCCATGGCCTTGGCATCCGACACCTGCACCACCTCGGCATCCTGCTTCAGGGGCACCAGCGTGGGGGTCAGGTTGCTGTCGAACTGCAACAGAAAGCGCTGCTCCGTCAGCATCTGGGTCAGCAGGCCCATGGCCAGCGTTGTCTGATCGACCGGCAGCGTCGGCATGGCCACGTTGCTCTGCTTTAACGCCTGATCGCATGCCTGCCAGTAGCTCAGTGCCGACTGGCGGGCGCGGGCCAGTGTGTCGATATCGTTGCTGGGCGCGGCGGTGAAGTTATAGGTGGCCAGCAGCTCGGCCAGATAGAGGCGAAACCCGTCGATCCGCTCGGCATCGGCGCTTTGGTAAACGATGTCCAGCGCGTCGATATGCACCATGCGCAGTTGGGCCTTGCGGTGCTGCATGTTTTTGATACGGAACGACGGCAGGCGCTCATAGGCTTTGTACGGATCGCCAATATTCAGCGCCACCGTGAGGTCGCCCGCGTTCAGCCAGATACCGTTGCCCTCCACGGTGATGCGCAGGGGTTTGTCGTTATAGGTAAAGTCGTGGAAGCGCAGTTCCGGTGGCAGGTAGCGGCCGGTTTTGCGAATCGCCGGCAACACTTCGGCAGTGACCCATTTTTTAAAGCGTTTGGCTTCGGGTTTGCGGCTTTTGAGAATCAGGCAGTACAAGCCAGACTCGTTAATCAGTGTGGGTTTACGACCTGAACCCGAATACTCTTCGTGTTCGCGCTTCTCGTCGTCGTCCAAACCGAGCAAGGCTTTGTTAGTGTCTTTGAGGTTGAGCGAATTGCACACATCTACGGCGAAGAACCAAGGCTGGTCGCCAATAGTCATTGTGCGAATTTGGTAGGAATCAAAGTGGAAAGGTACTACTTGAGCAGATTGAGCAGCCATGACATGGCCTCCGTATGTTTTCCAGTAGTTGCCTTCTGCCAGTTAGTAGCTGGCAGTAGGTAGCCGGGTGTCAACTAGAGCACATACGAGGCTCCGGGCATATTCCCCTTGCGGGTGTTGTATTACGCCTCTCCACCCGGCCATTGCAAAATCACGCAGGCGCGGCTGTACCCAAATTGCAGGCACAAAAAAACCGCAAAGGCTGACGGGTGCGGATGTCCGCGTATGTTTTCTAGTGAGGGGGAGTTTAGAGGGCTAAATACAGCAAGTCAATTAGTCCCATTCTTTTATGAAGACAACTGGAGCTTTCTCAATATTTTCAAGGATTGTCATTGCAGCAGACTTTTCTTCGGCTCCAATACCAAAGTCCTTCATACACAAATCTTTAGCTTCTTCGAGGCGCTTTAAGTATTCAGCCTCTGATTTACAGCCTGCTTTCAAAGCTACTTCAGCAGCATATTCACTAGCAGTATAAGCCATAACAAATCTCCTTTTTAATAAGTAACTATGTATTTAAATCTGATAGTCCAATATTCATCGCTCTAGCTATATGGCTATAGTAGTTTGCCATATCTTGTTTACTTCTTAGATTCACTAAAATATCAGCATCACGTTCTATCATCTTCAGTTGAGCCTTAGAAGCCTTCTCTTGAGAAGAGTTGTCAGCTGCATAAACTACAAATGAAGAAATGTTATTTTTTCCATAAACTCTTTGAGCACGCTCTATAGTAATCGCTTTCAGGGCAGACTCACCTCTAATAGCTTTTTTATCCTCCCCTCTCAAATCTAATGTCTCAGTAATATGATAAATTCCGTTTTTAAGCAAAAATTCAGCATGCAGCCCTTCTTCTGGAGAAATGGGATAGTTGTAAACTATCTTATGATTCATTAGGTCTTCATTATTTCGCCCCAGAAGTCCATTTTGTCTGAATATATCTTTCAGCTCCGTGGCTATCCGTTTTCGGCCCTTTCGTGCAGCACCCTTCTGTGGTTCAACGTACTTCCCCATCAAAGACAGCACTTTGTCTTCATATAGATCGTTGCTGTCTGCTTGAAATAAACCGGGGGATGTAAGGCGTATGCTGCCAGAGAATAAGCTTGGCAATATATCAACGTTGCTCTCAATACTACCCAGCCACTCTAGTTGATCTGTCAGCTCTTGCAGGGTTTCCTCGCTAATGCCACTGCCAAGTGCGTTCACTTTTTTGAGTGACTCAGTTAGCCTGACATCAACCTTGCCGTCGAGATAAACCACAATTCCGACATTGATCACCTCTCCCCTGATAGGATCGGGAGAAAGCCTTACTAAGCTATACTTGTAGCCACTCATTTCTCTATTTCCGTGCGAATCTGCTCTAACATCTCAATACGTTCGTCACTTTTCCACCAGTTTACTAGGCATTCATGCAACGCTGGATCCTTCCATGTAACAGGAATCTCTTCAAGAATCGACTCAATAAAATCAGCTGGTATATTTTCCAGACACTGCAATACATTCCTTGCTGTCAAATAGCAGTCATCTGTGAAAGTTATGTTCTTCTTAATAATCTGATCCCAGACCAGACGGGTTTTATTTGTGGGTGGGGATTGTTCATCTATATCTAGCGGCCAGCCCATAACAAAACAAGACAAACTAAAGTCAAATGCAATTAATGAAGTTCCTACTGTTCCGTTCACATACAAGTAGTTATTCACATGCCTATCTATGTTATGTATAAAAAGGTCAAAAGCATAAATTGCAACCAATTGCCTTCTAAAGTGAAGATTTGAACCTTTCAAAAGATTCAAAAAATTTATCACATCTAACTGACCCTTTTTAATTGCATGTTCTAGCCTAGAACCAAAAAAATATTCACCAGTTTCAGGGTCTCTTAATATTTTGCATGGAGCAGTTGGCAGATTACATTTGTCTGCTAGTTTTGTGCAAAACCATTCTGATGTAGGAATTTGGTTTGAATAAACCACTGCAACCGGCGAGTTTTCACCGTCCATCATTCCTTTAACTGCATACTCCTGACCATCGGACCCTGTAGCAAAACGTTTTAGATGCACAGTACTTCCATCACTAGGAGAGTATTCAACGATGTCTACTGGAAAAAATGACTGCTGATCAGGCATTGTGCAAAAAGCAGCGGCCTCACTTGTATTGCTCATTAGCCTTCCTTGATAAGTACAACGCTAGTAACCGGATACTAGTACAAAACGTTTCCTTGCCAAGTACTTACAGTGAGGTTGTCATGATTTGTACACCTTTTTGGTGTTACTACAGGTCAGATTGCAGGAGTTCTGAACCTTGAGCGCTTTGTATACTCAAATCCACCGGCACACACGTCTTAAGCAAATGCTGAAAGGCATCGGTATTGGAAAAGGTGGGGTCTAGCCAGAGATCAAAATCGGCAGGCTGGAGCATCAGCGGGATGCTCTTGTCGTGGATATGAGAAAAACGCGGATGGGGCGGCAAAGTGATAATGCTGTAAGACATCCCCCGCTCCCCGCCAAACTCCCACTGCCGGTACAAGCCACCAAAGGCAATGGCCTGATCCACCGGCTGAATGTAATAGCGGGTTTTATGCCCCGGCTCGCCCTGCCATTCATAAAACCCCGACGCCGGGATAATCGCCCGGTGGTATCTGAATGGCTCCTTCCACAGTTTGCCGCTGGCCAGATTGCCCGATCGGGCATTAAAGGTGCTGTACTTCGGCACCGGGCGGTAACCAGGGCGGTCAGGTTTAGGCTCAATCAGCAGCGACCACATCGCCTCCGACAACACTCTGCCCTGCCCCGACTCCCAGATAATCTGCCCCCAGCTCCCCGGCGCGATATTCTCCCGCGGCTCCGGCATATCCAGAGGCATCCCCACATCTGCCATCAACTGGCGAACAACGGGGGAATCGGTCAGGTTGTAGCGGCCGCACATGGGGGAGTCCTTCTCATGCTATCTGGGGTATAGGGATAGCATGAGGTTGGGGGGATGTGGAGTCTACTACTCCAAAGGTTTATCTTTGGCAGGACCGCCTAACGTGGTAGTAGTTTGATCTACTGTTTCTTTAAGTTTTTTGAGTTTATCTGAATCTGAAGTGGCCAGTATTGAGTCCTTACTCATAGAAAGGAAGTTAGTAAATTTTATTGTGATAGTGTTCCCAGCCACTACTTCCCTTGAGCTGCCCAGTGAAAGTCCTATTGTGCTTAGCGTCGGGCTACTAGCCCCAAGGTCTATGCCAACGGTGTTCTGCTTTGTCTGAGCAAGATTTAAGGTTACGGTTACCTCTGATGGAATAAGCCCGTTGGTTCTTTCTTGCTTTTCTTCCTTTACGACTCTTAACTTTTCTAAAGACGTGCTAACTTCCTGTAAAGCAGTTGCCAGATCCATTACTTGAGACGGGTCAACTTTACGACTTTGAGTTGTACTACAGCCAAAAAGTAACGAACATAAAGTGAATGCCACTACTTGCCTAATCATAACGCCTCCTACATTTTAACTTTTATACCTCACAACCTTTTGGTGAAAACAGCATTTGTTTCTCATTTGCGGGGTCGGTAGATGGCTTTCCAAATACTTTAACTCCTAGATATATCCACCATGCCCGAGCCATAAACATTCCATCTTCCAGACAAATTTTATAAAGAGTCCTATCTGCAATGTCTTTATATAGCGATCGGTCTAGCTCCCCCTCTCTCATAAGTTGATATAAAGCATCATGTACTAACGCTCCTCGCATTATTGATCGCGTGTCAATAGCCGGGCCTGATGCACCATCCCAAGCATATCCATTTTTAATTGTTAATACGCCATCGCTACTAAGAAATAAATATTCAGTGACAATCTCAATATCGGGCCTTATATCAATAAACAATGAGAAGTCATCTTTCAGCTGATATTTATATCCCTTCTTATATGAAATGCATTTCATATTTAAACCTGCCATCATGAAGTCATATATTTATCATCAGCACGTTTATTCCTGCAAGAAGAGTGTATTAACGGCCACATGCGGCCATTCCATACCATTAAAACCAATGTTAACTTTCTGAATATACTGCAAGATAGTTCTCGTTTTTCCACCGATGTCCCGCTTCCCAATCCAGAAGTCGCTGAATAGATTACCAACCCTCACTGGGTTCACTGTGCGATGGACACTTGCCATCTGTGACTTCTCTAAGTCATCTCTAAATGAAAAGACCCAGTCGATTGTTCCTGGAGTCACAGTTGGGAACTGTTGACTTAACCAATGCAATGGATCGTCAAAGTCAGGCCCACCCAGAGCGATCACTTTTGCCTTCGCAGCATTAAACTCGTCATTAACTGTTGCTTGAAAGCCAGTTGTATTGGCTAATGGCCTTGCATTATAGAAGGGTGATACCTGGTTATTGAACGCATCAATTACCCCCTCGGGTCGTAAATAGCCTGTAGTCATCATCGCATTGGCACGGGGAATGGTGGCCTGTCTAATAATTTCGCCACGAGGAAGTCTATCCGCGAACAAATCAGAGACATTGATAGCGTTGTCTCCAATATTCTCATCATCTGAGACATGAAGCAGAAAGTGCCCCATTTCCTGATGGATACCGCCTACTTTTTCGCCAAGATCGCTACTAAAGTTTCTTATTGAGATGTCATAAGCATGGCCTTGCCAGAAGTCCACTTCGCCACTGATACTGATATTCTTGGCAATACCCAATGCTCTAAAGTTAATCGTTTCAATCATTTGATCTATTCTAACTTTGAAATCATCAACTCCTTTATCTCCCAATTTAGGCTGAGAGATTAAATTCCATCCTAAGCTTGGTTGAACCTCCCCATCTAAGACATTACTCCACGTACCTGTTTTATGGGTTACGCCCACATTGTCTGTAGAAGTGATTGGCGTTAATAAATCAAAGAACTCATTAATTACGTCGGGCATTTTCTTTCATCCTAATTCGCATTTCACGGCAAGATATTTATTGATATGCGAACAAATTTAAGAATCATCCAGTACATACGCAAGCAACAAGAAAGCCTTTACACTTGAAATATTTTCGCAAATTCAACCCTAAACATGAGTTGTTGTTATTCTTTTTATATACTTATGTTTCCATATGTTACTTTATTTTATTTAAAATATTAGACCCTACTAATTCGCATTTAACTTCAATGAATTAGGCAGCCAGTGGCGGGATTGGTAATGAGGGATGAAAGAAGGGCTATTCAGGCAGGAAAGAATAAAAAGCCCTGTTTTTCCGGTTAATAAAATATGGGATGAGCGAAACACTGCCACTCAATACAACACCATACTGTACTGATCCATCGCCGGTGCACTCTGGATAATCTCCCCGCCTTTTACCAGCACGGTGGCACCCTGTGTGGCTGTGCCGCGGACTTTCAGGCGGTCGCCGCTGAGCAGTGTGACCACGCTGGTGCCGGTACTGGCCTGGCTGCTCAGTACCGTGGCCAGCAAGGTGCTGTCGTTCTCCAGCAGGTTCTCAAACTGCTTCCAGATATTAGCCATCGATATACCTCTCAGCCGTCAGGGTCTGTCGGACACTCAGCGCCGTCTCCGTGCTTTGTGCAGTGAGGGTGGTGCCGCTGATCTGGGTGATGAAGGTGTCATCCGTATCCTGCAGCTCCACCAGATAGCCCGGCAGCAGCAGGCCCGGCGCGTCTCCCTGCTGGGTGAGATAGGTGGTGAGGCTGAGGTTTTCCCAGGTGCCGCCTCTGGCAATCTCAATGCGGCCGCGTTCGTATCCGGCCTGCGCATCAGTGATCAGCTCATGGGTGATCTGCGGGGTCAGGATGTCGCCCGCGGTACCGTCACGGGTGGTCATCACAATCACCCCGCCACTGCTCCCGCCGGTCACAAAACTGCGGTTGTACTGCGGCCGGCTGCTGAACTCGCTACCGGCCTGATCGATCAGCGCGGCAGGCAGGATGGCGTTGAGGGTGGCCGAGGCCCATCGGTGCGGGCTGACCGGATAGCGTGGCAATACGGTCAGCTGCTGCTGACTGGGATGGCTTTGCACAACAGCCCCCACGGCGTCAGCTATCGATTTGATCACGGCAATGGGGTCTTGCTCCTGATAGCTGAACACGTTCGCGGGTACTGACCAGTCCTGCGTCTGCCAGTCGAGGGTCCAGCCGGTATTACTCAGCGCCTGCTCAGCCAGTTGTCGGGCAGTGAAGATCTCACTCACGGCCTGACTGCGCAGGCTGGCATAGGGGTCAGACAACCAGGCGCTGAGGCTGCGGCCCTTGATGCTGTAGCTGCTATTGGCATGGCTGCGGTTAACGCTGTAGCTCTCCACCACGCCTTTGAAGGTGTGGCCATTGATCTCACAGGCAATCTCCCGCGGGCCATTGCTGTCAGGGCGGATAAGGTTAAGCGCTGTTTTGCCGGTGATGGTGGCGCTGAATCGCCAGCCCCAGCTATCGATGTCAGTCGCCCAGGTGACGTTGGTTGCCGCAATCTCGGCGCCGTCAGGCAGGCGGTAAAGCAGGATGGAAGGCATAAAGAGGTACACCTGTCGGATGTCGGGTTGTGGCGGGCGGTCTTCGCTGGGTTCGGTGCCCCAGTGATCGCCGCCGCTGTAGTCAGGCGGCGGACGGCTCCAGCTGCCAGCCCCCCAGTTGATCAACCAGTCGCGGTCGATGGCGTCGGGGCTGTCGTGGGCCAGCCCGGTGCCCGGATCGGTCGGCATGATCGGCTGCTTACCCAGAGTGCTGGCAGCCCCCCAGCTAAACGCAAGTGCCAGTGGCCTCGGTGTGTAGCCGCTGTCAGTCAAGGCGAAGTCCAACTGCCCGGCGTCCGGCACGGTGTAGTGTCGGGTATCCCACACACGCTTTAGCCGATACGGGGCAACGTGCATCCACGGCTGGTGACGGTTTGCATCTCTGGCCGGAGGGTAGTGATACGGCGTGTGGGCATTCAGAGTGGGTGAGAGATAGAAGCGGTCCCAGCCCGTTTGAGCGGTCTGGTCTCTGGCCGGTGGCGATGTGTACCCCGACTGCATGCCCTGCTCAGCGGCATTACCTGCCGCCCATGCGGACGTTGTCGGCAGATCGCGCCGGGCCAGTGCGACCGCAGATATTACTGTGGCCCTGTCTTGCTCGGGGAAGCGTGCCCAGTGGCTGCGAACCGTCGGGGCGTGGGTGGCCATGCTGTCCCTCTGCAGGGTCAGGTTTCGGTCTGCCTGACTGGCCTTGCCCCAGCGCAATCCCCGCCCTCTGGCGCTGCCGCTGTCACTGATGCCCGCACCGGGCACGGCTTGTCCCCACTGAAGCGTGAGAGAGGTGCCCATAGGCGGTAGCACTGCGGCAACCTCTAACGCAGCCCCACGACACAGCACAATCTCCGCCGTGATCGCCGGTAAGGTCGCCTGTATACGAAGTTCGCGAGACCACTCCAGAGCCAGCTGGATGTCTGCCTGCAGCACACCCAGTAGCCGGGTGATATGCAGCTCAACCGGGGCCAGCCTCTCCAGCTGCACCGCGGCCACCGGCAGTGGCAACACGGGCTGGATCGCCAACTGGTACGTCTCCACCTGCGTAAAGACGAAGTCGACCGCATCATAGGCGGGCGGTGTGTATGCCCCCTCAAAGCTAAAATCGACAGTTTCGCCTGCGGGAGCGGTATAACTCATGTCAGGCTCCAGGTTCTATCAGTACCGGGGTGGTGCCTGCTTTGATGCGAATGGGACCACCGGCAACGATATCCGCGGTATTGATAATAAAGTCCGCGCCGCTGCCCTCGACGCCCACACTGCCATCCAGCGCAGGCTGACCATTCCCATCACGAAAACGCCCCCAGGCCGCCTGCTGGCTGGCGTCGGCGGCACTGTCTTCGGTCCAGGCAAAGAAGGTGGTACTCACCACATAAGCAGCACCAACGCGGGTGGTGTCGACCTGCCCGCAGGGTTGGCTGAGCGTCAGTGTGCCCAGCAGCACGGGCACGGCACCCATATCTGTCCAGGTTACCCCGCCATCGCTGACGGTACTTCCGTCGATGGGCCAGTCAGGGGCGGTGCTGCCGCTGACCCCGGCCGTGTCGGCCCGGTAATAGTGCAGCCCGGCACGCACATACACGCCGACGGTGTAGGCCGTCTCCGTGCTGTGGTCAGACAGGGATGCAATCTCACCATCAGGGTCAGGCTGACCACCGGAATACAGGTCAAACGCCCCCGGCGTCGCAGCGGCATCCAGCCGGTCAAGGATCTGTTGCGCCCGGGCGGCCCGAAGCGCGGGATGGATACGAATCATGAGGTCTCTCCCTGATCAAGGCGTAACAGCACATTCACCACCACAGCAGAGGTGCGGGTCTCGGTCATGTTCAGCGTAAAGTTGCCGGTGAGGTCTCCCGGCCCGCCACGGATAGCAACGCCTATACGAATCTGGTTAGTGCTGTCGGATGAGGAGACCGGGGTGAGCTGATACCAGTCACTGGAGACGGTAAAGGTGTTGGTCGCCGTCGATGCGGCATAGACGCTGGTGGCTATCGACAGCACCAGTTCATTGCCTGCCGCGGTCACTGTCGGCATGGAGATCACCCCTTTGGTCACTCCGGTTGCCGACGCGGTGCTGATCACCTCCGTGCCCCGCAGTGCGGTGATATTGAGGGCGATACGCTGACTGCTGGCCATGGACCAGGTGGACCCCGCACCGGCATCTGTCGCGTCAGCCACCCGCTGATAGACCGACAGCTGCTGGTGGGTGCCGCTCGGGTCGATGTCATCACTCCACCAGATCCGCTCCCAGCCATCAGGCGGGAGAAGTGTTGCACGGTGCATCAGGGAGGCAATCAGCACATCACCTGCCAACACCGCGGCAGGTACTGTCTCGGTGATACTGGTTGCCGTCAAAAAGTGCGTATCACTGGTACCGACCACCAGCACCTGAGGCACCAGTGGCCCGTGGGTGATTGCCTGATAGCCACTGGGCGGCACGGCGGTAACAAAGACGCTGTCGACGTTGTTCACCACACAGTGAAACGCCCCCTCAGCGGTGCTGGTCACCCTGCCCACCAGACTGCCGTCCTCAGCGTCATAGCAGTACACCGGGGCCTGCAGCGCTGCCCCGTCGAGGCTCAGCTGCCCCTGTATCTTTCCTATCAGCATCAGTCGGCATCTCCTCGGGCTTCAATACGAAAGGCATCGTCATTCAGGGTGGCAGTGCCGCTGACGGTGGTGCGGGCCACCCACACCGGCGCATGGGCCGCATCGGTGTTGAAGCGCAGCACGTTGTTGCTGGCCCAGCCCGATCCCCAGCCCCCGGCCAGTACCGTGAAATACGGCTCACCGGTCACCGGGTTCACGGGCGAACAGTCGGTCGCGATGTTGCCGTCACCAATGACCCCGGATTGCTCACCGGCAATCTGAAACGTGGTCGCGCTGGTAAAGATCAGTGCCCAGCGCTCACGGATGGCGTTCTTGTTGTTGACCTGAATGGGATACAGCACATCGTTGTACTGCGCGGTGGTCGGGTTGCCGCTGCGTTCATCGGCCCAGACACTGCTCCAGGTGGCCTGACTGAACAGGTGATGCACCCGGCTCCCGATGTCACCGAAGATCAGCGCCGAGCTGATAAAGGTATCGGCGGCGGCATAGTCACGGCTGACTGGCCCCACCAGGGCTAATGCGCCGTTCACCTGCGCCTCATTGACCAGACACATATCCTCGATGCGGTGGGTCGCCACTAAGGGCTGCTGATAGGCCGTGAGGTCCAGTGGCTCCGCCATCGTCACAATGCCGGTCTCTCGGTCAACGCTGTACAGGTTGGTATCCACGTCGGTACCGGCCTGATCTGCCAGACTGACCCGTGCCAGCAGCGTGCGCGACAGTGCAACCTGCTGCCCGGCCACCAGCCCGGTGGGCAGGGTGTCGTCTTTGGTCGAGTGAATCACGATCACATCCCCCTGCCGGATAATAGGCACCCGGCCATCAATGGGCAGGCGCACCGGGTCCAGCCCCAGAATCGACGCATTCAGCGGCATCATGCTGTACACCACGGTGTTGTATTTGATGGTGGTTGGGATCACCGGAGCCGGTACCCAGATCATGCCGTCGGCATCAACGTCATCATCGGAATACCAGCTGTACCCCTTCTGTTCCTCCGTCAGGCTGCTGGCCAGCACCGACTTGCCAAAGCGCACCTGCACGATGCCGGTCTCATAGTCCACCGCACCGGTCATGGCGTTGCTGCTGAGCTTGCCCTGACCGTCGGCATTGGCCGAAATGGCGGTGCCATTGGGCAAGGTGGCTCGGATAAAGAACGATGATGGCCGCATCGGCGCGCCTGCGGTACGGAAATACACCGAGTCTGCCGCCCACGCGGCACGGGCAGTCAGCAGACTGCGCAGGCTCAGGGCGTTGCTACCTCCACCGGTGTAGCTGGTCAGAGTCACCACGCCTTCAACGTAATCGATGCTGCCGACGGCCGTCGCGGCCCCACTCTGGCGGTCCCAGTCGGTATAGATCACGCCGTCGCGGTCGATGTAGGTGTTGCCGTTCCACACCAGCTCGACGGACCCGGCCACGACTTCTCTGAGTGTGGTGGGCGTCAGATCAAACTGCACATTCGGCAGGGGCTGAGTCTCCTCCTGATCGACCTCAGCGACGCTGGCCTGCTGGTAGTAGGCGGTGATCACCCCGTTGATCGTGGCCTTGTCCCAACCGGTACCGTACTGGCCATAGCCGTAGGAATCGCGGGTGTAGCTGCTGTTGACGGTAACCACCACCTCACCCGTGGTGTAGTTGATGGTGCCGCCGTTGGAGAGGTTGCCGTTGCCATCGTCAGTGACGGTCTGGCGCTGTGTGCGCTGGCTGACCTGCGTGCCCCAGTAGCGCGGGTCTTCTTTCAGATAATCCTGATCGAATACGGCGGTAAAGGTACCGGGCCTGACCGGGGCATGGCTCAGGGCAAACAGGGCATCGTCGCCCCCCAGGGTGTACGTGCTGATCACGTCGGTCTGCTTGTTACCCTGCTTGTAATTGAAGGTCAGCACCGCGCCGGAGTCCGGTACCAGCGTGGGCCGCAATCCAATCTCACCGGTGCCGTAGATCACACTGCCCGTGGCCGCGCCGGTCAGGGTGCCGTTGCCATCATCGGTGGCAGCCTGCGTCTGGCCACCCGCCTCCCATGACAAACTCAGCGTACCGGGCAGGATCTCACCGGCACTGACGGTAAAGCGCAGATAGCCGGGTTTGATCTCTACATCATCGGTGCGGATGTCGTAGGCCGAGGGCGTGGCGTAGGTGTAGATCACCTGGCTGCCGGTATCAGGCAAAGCGGCCAGCGTCGCAATCACAGAGCCGGTGCTATAGCTGATAGAGCCGGTGCCGCCCACCTCATCGGACAACACGCCCTTGCCGTTATCAGTCATGCGGTACCACTGGCCCTGCGCCATGTAGTCCACATACAGGGTGCCCGGCTGTGGGATGGGAGACAGGGTCTTGATGTAGTTGTACCCGCGGTTAGCCAGGGTGATGGCTTCTGATTCGGTGTGGGCGGTGTCGTAGACTGCTACGGCAGGCTGAGCGGCATAGACCACCGCGCCGGCAAACGTCAGGTCGGAGATGACCCCGGTGGCGTAATCAATCTGACCGGCGACCGCGCCGTTACGGATGAGCTGCCCCAGACGGTTATCAGCGCCACCGGCCAGAGCCACGCTGCCTCGCACCACCGGACGGCCAAAGCTGACACTCCCATCCTGCGTGACCACGCTGACGCTGTAGACCGGCCCGGCGGCCACGATATTGAGGCGGTCGCTGCCCGCCTGCACATCAGTGACTGCGCTTTCCACGGTGGCACTGGGGACCAGCTGGCCATAGATGCTGTCCGCCTGCAGGCTCATGTCACCCGCGGCAATGTCCGCAGCCAGCGGCACAATGCCGTAATACTGGGCGGCATCGGCCACCTGAGTCTGCCGGAACAGCGTCGGCGTTGAGACATCGCTGTAACGGCTTGCGGTGTCGGGGCCAGCAAAGGTGCGCGTCAGCGCCGAGCCAATGCCAAGGCTGTACACACGCCGCTCGAAGACACCTTTGTCGTCCTCAAACTCGCGTATCTCATGCTCTACGGTATCGATGCGGACATACTGCTGTTCACCCACCACATTGCCGTCGTCGTCCTCTTCACTCAGCAGATAGACCTGTCCGACCTCTGGCAAGGTGGCATCCACCCGGCTGTACAGGGTCACCATACGCTGGCCTTTGAGCTGGTCACCGAGCAGCGTATAGGGCGACACCGGCCCGGTGACGACATAAGACTCGATGCGATCCTGTGCGTCGGTACGCTCATCGGTATAGCTGTCGGTGGTAAACAGCGTGATGCTGACATTTGGGTCGTCAGGCGCATCAGCCACGATTACATGGCTGCCATAGTAGGTATCGGTATTGGCCGTGCGCACGGCTGCATAGAGCTTGCGCAGGTTGACCCGGCCGTAAGTACGGTCAAGGCGGGAAATATCCGGGAACAGGTTATTGACCACGCCGTCCATGATCTCCACGGCGCTCATTTGGCCGCCGCCGTCATCGTTATCCGTCAGGCGCTCGGCGGCCATGAGTTTGACGTCATTCTCAGTGATCGACATGGGTTACACACTCATCAGTCGCAAAGTCAGTTGATAGAAATCGCTGTCATCCGGGTCGACCAGCGCGGTGACCGGTTCAGCACTCAGCGCGCCGTCATTGCGGCGAAACATCACGGTGTACTGCTCGTCGCCCAGCGTCAGCGTGTAGGTGGCCCCGGCGACTGACGCCAGGGCATACAGGGCTTTCACTACGGCACGGCTGGCCCAGTCGCCGGTCAGAGTGATGGGCCGACCGGCCTGCACGGCGGCTTCCTCTACCACCAGCGCACCGGTCAGGGTGATCTGCTGTTGCTGCCGGACCGGCGTCCAGGCGAACTCATCCGTCCACTCCAGATCAGGGAGCGGCACTGCTTCCAGTGTATTCATCGGGAAATACTCGCTACGTCAGCCAGCTGGCTCAGGAACCGGTCCGCATCGGACTCGGGGAAATGGCCCTGCGTCGTGCGGCCATCTGGGGTGGCAAAGGTGACCGTCACAAATCGGCTGGTCTGGATTGAAGGGGCAGGATCGGCCCGGCGTTCGGGCTGAGTGCTGCGCTCTTGTCGTTGCTGGTCGCGATCATCTCGACGCCCTCGCGCCTCACTCTGTGCCAGTATCCGTTTGGCCTGTTCGTTATAGCTGTTGGTAGCATTGGTAATCTCACCGGGGATGCGGGCGTTGTTGACCTGCCGGGTATACAGGGCGTTCAGTTCGGCCAGCTGCTGCTGGGCCTGCTCATCACCTTTGCTCTGTATGGCTTTGGCCGTCTGGTTGGTGGCGTTGACCTTGCGGTTGCCCTGCCTGCTGGCCTTGTCGGCGGCCTCACCCATGCGGTCGTAGGCGTCAGCGGCTTTGTTGGCCGCATCGGTCACCTTGTGGGTGTCACTGGCCAGTGACTGCATGGCATCCCCGCCGCCGTCCTTCAGCTGCTTTAGCTCGGCCTTGAGCTGGTCGGCTTTGCTGCGGGCATCGTGCATGGCGTCACTGAAGTCTTTGCTGCTCATCTGCGCCGTGTTGCCCGTTTTGCGCAGTTCGGCCTGTATGGCTTCCAGCCCTTGCAGGGTTTCTGCTTTGGCGATGGCGTTACGAAAGGCGATGTTCAGCTCTTTTGAGCTGGCATTTCCGGCTTTGGTGATGGTCTGCAGTGCGCTGACCATCTGCCGCTCGGTGTCGGATATTTCATTGCGCAGCTTGTCCATGGGCACACCCAGTTGCAGCAGTGCCTGACGGGCCGGGTCGGCCTTATCGGTGATCTGATCAAACAGGCTTTCAAAGGCAATGCCGGTGGTATGAGTGGTGCCCTGCAGCTGGATAAGTTGGGTCTGCAAGGCGTCCAGCTCCTGTGCGGTGTTGGCTTTTTCAATGGCAGCGGTGAAGGCCGCAGTGATGGCTTTGCCGGTGGCGTCGGCACTGCGGCTGACGATATCGAGGTTATTCAGCACCAGCTGAAAGTCTGCCGAGAGGCCACCCATCACCTGATGAAAATCCACCCCCAGCGCTTCCAGTGCAGCTTTGAGCGCGGTGGTCTTCTGCCCAACCGCATCCACCCCCTGCCCGACCTGCGCACTGGTTTGCTGGGCTGCCGTGCCTACGGCATTCATTGCCTGCCCGGCGCTGTCTGCTGCGGTCTGCGCGGCCTGTGCCGTGGCCTGCGTAGCGTCCGTTGCGGCCTGAGTGACGGCTTGTGTGGTGGCGGTGCTTTGCTGCTCCAGCCCGAACAGCACCTGTTTGGCTCCAGCGCCGAAGTCTTGCGCGTCTTCAATGGCACTGTTGTAGAAGTTCTGGGTAACCGCACTCATGGCGCCGGTGTTGGTCTCGAACTTCTGCAGGGTTTCATCGGAGACCACGCCCAGCATGTTGAGCACAGCGGCGCCCTTCTCCGCCACGTAGCTCAGGGCGGTCAGGGTGCCGGTGGCAAAGGTGCCGATGGCATTGAGAGTAAAGGTGATGCCGTTGTAGGTGGCACGCACGCCGCCGGTGACGCGCTCGAACACGCCCACCGTCATCTGGCCCCAGACTTCCAGTGAGCCGCTGTCGTTCAGCTCTCGTACCTTGCTCGTCAGGCTTTCCAGCTGCTGGTTGAGGCTTTGCAGCCATTGGTCACCAAACGAACGGGTCAGGCCATCCCATGCGCTTTGCAGCGATAACAGCGCGCCATTCAGCCCGCGGTTGATCTGGTCTGCCATCTGCTGAGTAGAGCCGGTGGCACTGTTCAGCTGCTGCTCGAAGCGGGCAATACCCTCAGCGCCCTGCTTCAGCAAGGCTTGCAGGATGGGACCGGCCTCCACCCCAAAGGCGGCGATGACTTCTTTGCTGGCTTCCCCCTTGGTGCGCAGCTGATCGACCACCTCAATCAGGTTGGTCGAGGTGATGCCGAGTTTGCGCAGCTCGTTGCTGGCCTGACTGCTGGGGATCGCCAGCTGCGCCAGTATGTAACGCAGCCCTGACCCTGCCCGTTCGCCACGCAGGCCGTTGGTCGCCAGCGCATCAAGGATGGCCACCAGCTCTTGCAGGGAAATCCCCGCATTCACCGCACCGGCTCCGGCGTAGGTAATCGCCGTGCCCAGCTCGCTCATATTGGTGTTCGCGAGCGCACTGCCCTTGGCCAGAATGTCAGCGACGCTGGCAGCCTCACCGACCTGCTTCTGCATGATGGTGAGGGTGTCGGTGACCAGCTGTGCGGCTTCCGCCAGCCCGGTGTTTTCCACCGTGGCGGTATTGAGCAGGCTGGGCAGCACCTGAATGGCTTGTGTGGCGTTGAAGCCTGCCCGCGCCAGTATCTCCAGCCCCTGTGCGGCCTGAGTAGCGGTGTATTGGGTTGATTTGCCTGCCTGATCAGCGGCGACTTTGAGGGCAATCAGCTGATCGCCCGTGGCACCGCTGACGGCAGCCACGCGGTCCAGTTGTTGCTCCAGCTCTGCTGCTGAGCGGATGCCCCCTGCCCCTGCGGCGGCCAGCCCGGCAGTTGCCGCAGCGACGGCCGCCACTGCCGGATGCAGGCGCAGCAGGGATGCCGCCAGCCCGCCTATGGTGAGGTCGGCACTGTTGGCTTCTTCTGCGATGGCACGGAAGGTGGTAGCCGGGCTGCTGGCTTTGATGTTGTGCTGTGCCTGCTCCGCCAGCCCCAGGCGGCGATGATATTGCCCGGCGCTGTCGGTAGCGTGCTGCTCTTCGGCTACTTGCTGCTGTAGCGATTGCTTTAGCTCATCCAGCCGCTTTGTGACCTTATCCGCCTCGGCGGCCAGTTGTTTCTGATGGGTGCCCAGTTCGCGGGTGCTGATGCCCGCCGCGCTCAATTCGGCGCGGGTTTGCTGCAGGTGGGCAACTTGCTGCTGATAGCTGTCGCGCAGGGTCAGCAATGCTGTGCGCTGGCGCTCAAACTCGCGGCGCAGCCCGGCAGAGGGCTTTTCGGTGGTCGCCAGCTGCTGGCCGAGCTGCTGAGTGCGCAGTTCAGCCGTCGCCATGGTTTGCGCAGTTTCTTCCACGCCATTGCGCAGTGTGCGCAGCTCTTCGATGAGCCGTTGTGACCTGCCCAACTCCGCCAGCCGTGCGGCAAGGCCGGTTGTTTCGGCACTGACCTTTTGGGTATCCACCCCCAGCCCGTTCAGTTCCGCTGCCAGCGCGTTAACGTCTCGTTCTGCGGCACTGGCCCGGTCAGCCAGCGTGCGGAATGCACTCTCCGGGCTGGTGACTTTGATGCGCTGCTGGGCATCGGCCACAGTATTGAGCTGACGGTTAAAGCGCTCGGTCTGCTCGGTGGCTTTTTGCTGCTGGCTGATCTGCTGTGCCAGTGACTGCTTGAGCTCATCCAGCCGGGTGCTGACCTGCTGGGCTTCAGTGGCCAGCTGTTTCTGGTGGCTGCTCAATGTGCCGGTGCTGATGCCCGCTGCGTTTAACTCGGCGCGGGTTTGCTGCAGGCGGATGATCTGCTGCTGATGGCTCTCTCGCAGGGTCAGCAGTGCCGTGCGCTGGCGTTCAAACTCACGGCGCAGCCCGGCAGAGGGCTTTTCGGTGGTGGCCAGTTGCTGGCCAAGCTGCTGAGTGCGCAGTTCAGCGGCAGCCATGGTTTGCGCAGTTTCTTCCACGCCACTGCGCAGTGTGCGCAGGCCGTCGATCAGGCGCTGGGCGTTATCCAGCTCGGTGAGTTTACTGGCGAGGTCGGCGGTCTCTTTGCTGACAGCGCTGGTGTCGCCCCCCAGCTCGTCGAGCTGCCGGGTTAAGTCGCGCACGTCGAGAGTACCATCCACCCCGGCTTTGATTTTCAGCTCGATGGTGTTGGTGTTCATGGGGTATCTCAGGGGTTAGGGAATTGCGGAGGGGAAATTACGGGTAATAAAAAACCCGCCGGGCGGGTTTGAAGATCTGGTATTTCATACCGTATCTAACTTAAAGAGAAATTCTGAATCCAAGCTTAATCGTTAGTGAGTCATGTATAGCGCAATGAATTAATTCATATATCTCTTTTTTGTTTTTAAGACCGAAATATGTTGATAGCACCTTCGTGTTTTTTGAGTATTTTAACGGAGCCACATGATCACTGACACCAAACGGATCTGGACACCCTTCTATTTTGCGTATAAATTTATTAATAGATTTAATATACCAACTCGCTCCAAATTGGCAGTCAACTGAAAATAAAACTGCTTTATTGATAAATAACTTATTCTCAATTTTCTCATTGTAACTCTTGCAAATGAGGTCCATATACTCAACAGATGTTGGCTCATAAGATGAGCCCTCATGTTCAAGGTCTGCTTCACTAAGAGACTCTAAAACATCAAGTCGAATCATTAGGGAGGTAAGGTTTGAGTCATATTTACTAAATAATACTTTATAGTAAATATCGCAATCCTTACCTTCCCCAGAGGTATCACGATACCCATCAATTAAATCGGCAATGATTCTTTGATAGTTCCTCAAAAACAATATTTCATTGTGACTCTCTATAAAACTCTGGTACGAAAAACAATTCGGAATATTAAATAAAACCTTATCAATTCTTCCGAGTAGCTTTTCTAAGCAATATGCTTTATAGACGTTCTGTAACAATACATCATGAGCAGCAACTAGACTGAAAAATGAGTTTTCAAATTTCTGAGATCTTTGAGTCTTCTCAACCTCTCTCTGAGCTTTTGTTGTCTCTCTCATCTCAAGTCTTGTAAGCTCCATCTCCTTTTGGCTTAACGATAATTGCTGCTTTGTTTGTTCTAATGTTCTCTCAGACAGTCCAAGGGATTTTTGTGTTTGTTTAAGTGTAATTAAAAGCAGAACAATCGAGACAAACGACAGAATGGGGTTAAGCACTCCCCCAAAAAAATCACCTAGTGTTCCCAGCTCTCCCCTTAAATCGGCATCTGACGCATTGGGCAGGCCAGCTTTAGAGAAGTAAATACCGATCACCAGAAGCATTACTAAACCGACAGCCACCGCAATCAGCCACTCCTGACTATGATCATTAGCCTTATCTTCCTGCGGCTTTGCTTCTTCCTGCTCAGACATATCCCATCACCACCAGAAACAAAAAAGCCAGCATAGCTTTCACCATGCTGGCTTTCCACTCCGGGTGGTGACTTAACTCAGCCTTGCGTCAGATACTGGCCGGTCAGTTTGGTCAGGCGTTGTAGCCCTGCTTCCATCAGGGCGGGCAGTAGCTGCGCCGGAATGCGCTCGATGATCAGCTGGTTGATGCTTGCAGCATCATTGGGGTTGATCAGCAGCGTGTCGGGCTGAATGGGCGTGAGCTTCATTTGGTGGTTGAGGTCAAACTGCATGATAAATCGCTGTTTGCCCAGCGCTTCGGCGGCCAGTGCGACCGGATCCTGACCGGGCTTCTCCAGTAACTCAGGCCGGGTGAGCAGCTCGCTCAGGAATTTTCTGAACGGGGTCACACGCTGATCGTGCGCATAGAGGAACACTTGTTCCATCCCTTCCAGCTTGATCATCCGCGCTCTGCGGTTTTTATGCGGCATATCGTCCCGCACAAAGCGGGGTTCAAGGCGGCGGTATGCGAACGCGGGTTCGCTCACCCCCAGCGCCTCGGTCAGGCTGGAGGCTGAGAACCAGATATCGTTGCCTTCCACGGTGACGCGAAGCGGTTTGCCATCGTAGAGGTATTCGTAAAACTCCAGCGCAATGGTGTTGTTTGGCAACGCCGCCGGGGTGGCGGTAGCACCCTGATGGAAACGCTTTTCACACTCGATAAAGTATCGGCGGGCTTCTCTGCCTTTATCGTTGCGCTCAACCATCGCCAGCTCTTTGGCCATATCGAGGGTCAGGTGGTAATCAATGTTTGGACGACCGCCTGTAGGTTTTTTCCCGTTTTGGAAAAAACTCACAAAGTCCTGATTTTCTTTAAATCCGTACTGTGTGATTCGACCTTGAATCCAGGCTGCGAAGGTTTTCTTTACGCTGAGGAAGCCGTGCAGCTCGCGTGCATCGACCAGTTGAGCGGGTTCGTTGTTAAGACTGCCGGAAAACACTGGTACCAGTGCTGTAGTTGAGTTGGCCATGGCTGGCACTCCTGTATGTCTTTTTCGAAGAGAGTTAGGGAGTCGGGAGGTTCGAAACGGCCATACAAACCGCGGACTTATTCCCCTTTCGGGTATTGTATTCGTCGCCCTCCCGGCATAAACCGGGCAGCCATAGCTGTAGTACCTGCATATTGCAGGCACAAAAAAGCCAACGCTGACGGGGTTGGAGTAATCCGTGTATGTAAGAGGTTTCGACGCCTCGACGTGCAGTTTAGGTGCGGCGCCGTTGGAACGTCAATCAGAAATCGTGGTTTGTGAAGGGTGTGGGTGCCGGGAGGTTCGAAACGGCTCAAAGGACCGCGGAGTTATTTCCCTTGCGGGTGTTGTATTCCTCGCCCTCCCGGCGTAACAGATGCAACAAAGCCCAGCGGGGCTGGGCTTTGTTCAGGCTCTACTGGCAAAGCAGCCCGGCCTCCCTGCCGGGCAGGCCGTTACGCGCCCTCCTCCTGAAAATCAAACAGCTTGCCGCTGACGGATTTGATCGTGCCTGTCAGGGCACCTGAGACGTAGTCGCTGTTGAGGAAGTCGATCTCTCCTTCGCTGGTCAGCACCACTTCAGGGATGGTCAGCTTTACCGGGTTGTTGTTGACCAGATTCACACCGACCAGATCAATCCGGGCGCGGATGCTGGCGACCTTACCGCCAGTAATACGTTTGCCGGAGATGGCGTTGTGCTGGTAGCTCAGCTTGGTGGCAATGGCCGTGGTGCTGTCGAGTGTGCCGCCTGCGATAGCGCGGATCATGCCGAGGCTGTAGTCGATCTCGTAGCTGCCCACAGGTACTTCGCTATTGTCGCTGGCGAGTGTGAGGGTGATGCCCTCACCGGCAATGTTGGTTTGAGCCAGCTTGGCCCAGCGGCCGTTGGGGTAAATCGTGACGGCTTCGTCGCTGACGGTGCCGCTGCCGGTGTTCACCCGCTCCACAATGCCTTTGAGCACCAGTGCCATCAGGTCTGCGGGCTGGTTGTTGAACTCGATGGCGACAGTGGTTTCCCCCTGCACAATCACCGAATCCAGCACGGCGCCGTAGTTCTCGGCGCGTTTGGAGAGGCGGTTTTTCTTCTCCGTGGCAGTTGTGATGCCGAACTTGCTCAGATCAATGGGGCCGATGGCGCCCTGATCGGTTTGATCCAGCCGGGTGATGTAGCTTTGACCGGCAATCAGTAATCCTTCAGACATGGTGTGCCTCCGTTAAATGGCGGTGTAGGTTTCGGAATAGTCGAGGGTGATCAGCACGGTAAGAATGCTGAGCGGGGTTTGCGGCACGGGGTGCAGCTGGCTGGCGTTGATGCTGGCCTTCATCACCGGCTGGCCCAGCGGGCGCTGGCCAACCCTGTAGCTCAGGCTGCGCACAATGTCGTGCTCAGCCTGCAGCCACCAGCTCTGGCTTGTGCTGCTCGGAGCCAGCACTTCCACCTGCCACTGGCGGCCATGTTTGCGGCTTTGCCCCTGCGGGCCGGTGGCGGCAGTGTCGCCCAGACTGGCCTGCTGCCAGCTGAGGAAGAGGCAGGCGCTCTGGTGCCTGTTCATGTCGGTCTGCACGGCAAAGCCTTCCACCACGTTGCGGCCAAGGTCGGTCAGGTAGCCGCTGGCCGGGGTGATCTGTTGCAGCCGCTGGAGCAGTGCCTGATGTATGGCTATGGCGTTCATCGGTGTTACTCCTCTTCTGCCATAAAGGTGATCAGGCTTTCGTCTTCATCCAGTTTGCGCAGCAGCCGGTAGCTGCCGCTTTTGTGGGTGATGCTGCCCCCGGCCTGATAGGTGCCGGTGCTTTTCAGCAGCTCGATGGTGGTGATGGTGATCACCGCCTGGCTGAACTCGCTGGCCTTCTCCAGCCGGTTGCGGATGTCAGCGCGGGTAGGCAGTGGCGGATCGGTGCCGTAGCGGTAGGTGACGCTGGCACCGAGCACCTCGAACACTTCGGCATCCATCCGGGCGACCAGTTCGTCAAAGTCGTCCATCAGTCAGCGCCTGCTGCGCCGGTTGCCACAGCGTCGGTGCTGTCGTCGGAGGCAGTAGCGACGGGCTCGAACAAGCCTGCCAGTTCCTTGCGTTCGGCCTCGGTGGGGGTGAACACGCGGCCTTTGGGGTAAATCACTTTTTCGCCGTGCACATCGCGTGATTCGGCCTGTACCAGCATGCGGATTTTGCTGCTGGCCGGGGTGGTAGTAGCGGCTGCCATGGTGGGCTATCTCCATAATGTTGCTGCCTTAAAACGCCGAAAGCCCCATTGAGGGGCTTTCGGCAAAGGGGTCACGCAGGTGGGTTAGTAGACCTGCACGTACATGCTGGCGTTAATGCGGGCCGCCTGTAACAGCGGTGCTGACTGGCCCAGCAGGTATTCTTCAGAGGGGTCGTCCTGCTCGAAGTTTTTCGGGAAGTACTCCAGCGCCTTGTACCCGGCTTTGCCATCACGGATAGCACCGTAAGTGCGCGCCGCGCCAAACGCGGTGGAGACAATCACCAGCCCGTTGGTGGGGATGTACAGCTGCTTGTTACCCTGATCGTCCTTGTACCAGCCGGTGTAGGTCCACAGCTCCGGGCCACTGCCTCCGAAGCGGCCGCGGTACGAGGCGAAGTGCTCGGTCGGGGCCAGTTCGATCTTCGTGTCGGAACCACGGCGGGTATCGATCAGCTTGTCAGCCTGTTCGCTGGCCATCAGTTTGCGGAAGGCACCGGCGCCAAAGATGACGTGGGTGGCCGGGGCTTCCAGCCGGGCGAACCAGTCTTCAAAGTCGCTGTTGGGGTCAGCGGTGAGCTGGTCCCATTTGGCCGCGCCGGTCAGGGCGACGGTCTTGTCAGCATCGCGGTGATAGTCCACATACACCGCGGGGTACTCTTCCCCTTCCACGGTCACACCGCCCTGACGCAGCAGCTCGGCCAGCATCCATTCTTCACGGCGGCGCAGCTTCTTCTTGTGGCGTTCGACCAGCTCGGTCACCAGCGCATCGCGGCGGGCCAGTGCGGTCATGGTGCCGGTAAAGGCTTCACCGGGGCGACGCTTCATCACCCGTTCAGGGTCGATCACGTCTTTCATTTTGACGTAGGCGGGTTTGAATTTGCGCAGCTCTCCGCCTTGCTCGCGGAGGATGATGCCGGCCACTTTGGGGCTACAAAAGGGCGCGAGGCTCATGTCCTCGATCACGACGTCAAAGGCGATTTCGGACTCTTCAAAGGTGACCACATCCTGCACCAGAAGGTTGAGCAGGAAGGTCTCGTTTCGGTCGAGCTGTCGGTATACACCGAGCAGCTGCAGGGTGGAATAACTATCCATGGCGTCTCCTTAACGCGGGGTCAGCAGGTTGATGCGGGTGCGGTCAAAGGCACCGGCTTTAGCAGCGTCGGTCCAGCTGGCATCCCATTGCACCAGGGTGGCGTCGAAGTCGCCGCCGTCGTAGAACTGGCACGGCGTGGCGGCGCTCGTGGCATCGATATCGTGAATCAGAATGCCCACCGGGGTTTGGGAGCCGTCGGTGGCTGTCATCACGGCTTGCACCAGTTCGCCACTGGTGGTGATGCGCCCAAGCACTGTGGCAGCCAGCAGGTTCTGGCCACTGGCGAGTGTGCCGATACTGGTGTGCGTGGTGCCGCCCAGCCACAGGGTGCCGGTGGGCATGGTTTCAATTGATGAGCCTGCAAGCATGGGGCTTGCCTCCTGTCGTCAGGTGATTGAGGTGGGTTCGCGGCGGGCCGGTCAGCCCCGCCGTGGCAGCGGGTTGCCGGTGACCAGCGCGTAATTGCGCATCATGCGGGTGCTGACGTCTTCTTCCTCGCCGCCCGGCCCGCCGTTGTGTTCTGCGCCAATCTCAGGCTGTTGCTCCTGTGCCATCAGGCGGTCGAGGGAGGTGTCAGCATTGAGGTGAGCCGGGGTTTCCCGTGCGGCTTTGGTCAGCATGGCTGCCGCCTGCTCGACGCTCATGTCGGTGTCGTAAGCCAGATGGTTGGCCAGATCGGCACGGCCTTCGGCTTCGGCATGGCTGAGAATGCCGCGAATGCGGGTGCGCTCATCCATACGCTGATCCTGCGGCGCATTCAGTTGCGTATCCTGTTGCGCGGCGGGCTGCTGTGCCTGTGGTGCTGGGGTGGGTGTGCTCATGGCGACTCCTTGGGCGATGGGTACGGTGGTGCGGTTGAGGCTGGCGATGTGCTCAGCAAACTGCGCGGTGGCTTCGTGACCGTTGACCAGCTCGTCAGCAAAGCCGACATCAATCGCGGCCTGCCCGCGAAAGCAGGCCGCCTCGGTTGCCATGACGGTCTGCACATCCAGCCCGATCATGGTGGCCACCAGGGTGGCGAACTCAGCGCGCAGGGCGTGGGTATCACTCTGGAAACGCTGCAATACGTCGTCGGGCAAGTCCTGATACGGGTTGCCGTCGGCCTTGAAGGCACCGGAGTGGATCAGCGTGACCTTGATGCCTTCCTCAGCCAGCATCTGCTGATAAGAGGCGTGGGCCATGATGACGCCCACCGAGCCTGCCATGCCGGTGCTGGTAATCAGCCGCCGGTGGGCCGCACTGGCCAGCGCCATGCCTGCCGAGCAGTTCATCTCATTGCACAGCGCCCACAGGGGTTTGCCGGAGCTGTCGGCCATCTGCCGCAGCAGCCGGGCGGTATCAAAGCAGCCGAACACTTCGCCACCGTGCGTGTGCAGGTCGAGCAGCACACCGCTGACGCCGTCATCCGCGAAGGCCATGCGCGCCCGCTCGATCAGGCCGTTGTAGCCTGTCATGCCGCTGGTCGGTTGCAGGTTGGACGATTTATGCACCAGTGAGCCGGAAACCGGCAGCATGGCGACGCCGCCGTCGATGTTGTAGATCAGCTCGGTAAAGCCGTAGGCATCCACACGGGTACGGCGGAAGTGGCTGGCTTCGGCCTTCATGTCTTGCCGGTTCATCACCTGGCCGTCAGCATCGGCCAGTTGCTCGATGCCAAGACGGCTGGCCAGCGCAGAGAAGAACACCCGCGCATAGCCGGGCTCCAGCAGCAACGGGGTGTTAAACACCCGGCTGGCGAGTTGGGGGTATGAGTGCATGGGGTGCCTGCAAAAAAAGAAACCCGCCGAAGCGGGTTGAGTTGAGGGAATGGGGAGCGGTTATCCCGGCTCGCTGGCCGCAGGCTCCTGATCCGGCGCGATGGCCTGTGTTGCCATCCAGCTTGGGGGCGGTAACCCGGCGGCTGCTCGCTCCTGCGCTTCGCGCACCTGCTGGGCAAACAGTTCCTGATAGTCTTCACCCATCAGTGCTGACTCTTTCTCGTAGGTGGATAGCCCCGCCTCGATGCGGATCACCGCTTCTTTGACTTCCTTGAGGCCATCGATAGCCAGCCGCCCGCTGCCGATCCAGTCGGCATTGCACCAGGCGGCGCGAGCGTCATAAAAGCCAAAGCGCGCGGACCGGGGCAAGGTGATCTGCTTGCGGGCAATGCCTTCCTCCAGTGCACAGCCAAACATCATGGTGGCCAGCCGTGAGGCAATCACCTTGCGCCGCCCCATGTAGTAACGCCAGCCCTCCAGCATGGAGGCGCGGGCGCTGCTGTAGCTGCTCTGCCGGTAGTCTTTGGCGAAGGGCTCGTAAGGTACGTTCAGCCCGGCGCTCATCCAGCGCAGGATGCTGGATTCCAGCTCGACAAAGCCGTTATCGACGTTGCCGGAGGTTTGCAGGTTGAGGCGCTCGCCGGGCACCAGATGGGGAATCTTCACGCCGTTCATGCGGATGTTGGCCCCTTCGTGGTAGTCGGCCATCATCCCCATCCACTGCACCAGCCGGTTCAGCTCGCCACCGCCAATCAGCTCCATGGCAGCGCTGCTGTCGATCTCACTTTCGATCACCGCGGCATACATGGCGTTGACGATGGCGTTCTGCAGCTTGGTGTGCTGCAACTTGGGCAGCATGTGCATCTGCTCCAGCACCGACAGAAACTGGTTGGCACCTCGGGTCTGGCCGTCTTCCTGCGGCTCGAAGATATGCAGAAACTTGGGCCGACCGCTACGGGTCTCCTTCTCTACCCGCTTCCAGGTGTAACCCAGCCCGTTGCCCAGATAGCCGCTGCGGTCGATGTCGCGCACATGGTAGGCGATGGCTTCGCCGTAGCTGTTGAACTCCACTCCGGCTGCCAGCCGCTCGCCATTCGTCAGGCCCATCGGGTTAGAGATGCGCTTGGGGCTGATCAGTTTGAAGGCGGTTTTCAGGGGCGCCGCAGCCGGGCGGCTGGTCAGCCACTCGACGCTGGCCATGATCTCACCCAGCCGGGTATGCACGCCGATGCTTTCGCGGATCATCATGGTGAAGGTGCGCTTGCGTTCGACATCCAGCCAGCAGCCGATGGGGTCTTCGGCCACCTCCAGCCACCATTGCTCAACGTCTTTGGCGAACCGGCGGGCATCTTCTTCCGTCATACCCAGCCGCTGCCAGCGCGGCTTGTAGCTGAGGCGGAACATGTGGCCGACGATGTTGTCGATATGCAGCTGCACGCCGTTGGCGGCAAAGGCGTTGTTGCGCACCACATCTTCAGCGCGGGCGTTGCCCAGCTCCAGTTGGGGCAGCAGGGCTGCATCGGCCGTGCGCAGGCTCGGTGCCCAGCCACGCAGCTGGCCGCCGAACCCGACACCAGCGCCCTGATAGGCACTCGCCTTCAGCGGGTTGCCATCGGGGCCAAGCAGTTGGACTGAGGGCACCGTCATGCGATCACTCCTGCAGGGCGGCGGCCACGACCACCGCTCAGCTCCTGCTCCAGTTGCTGCACGTATTTCTCCAGGTCTTTGCGATCAGCCGGGGCGTATTCCACCAGTCGGCCATCTTTCTGCACCCGCACGGCCTGCCGCCCGGTGCGCAGCTTATGCAGGGCGTCCCGTGCTTCGATCAGTTGTTGCTGTGTCGCCATTATCGTCTCCCCATCATGCGGCCAAGGTCAGCCATCGACAGTGGTTTAGCTGCTGCGGGTTTGTCTGTGTTGCGGGGTGTGCCCTGAGCGGGTGCTGGCTCTGGTGCGGGGCTGTCGTCTGGTGCAGGCTCGCAGAACATATCGCCCTGGCGAAGCTCTGCTTCCAGCGCGTCCCACTGCTCTGGCCGTTTCAGGTGCAGGCGCTCTACCCGTGCGGCGTGCAGGGCGTAGACTTCGCAGTCCCATGCTTCCACACGGGCGCCGGATTTGCGCTGCCACAGCAGTTTGCCGCTGTGGGTGCGGCTGGGGGCTTTCACCTCGCCCGTGATCTGCTTGTAGTAATCCGCGCGGATGCTTTTGTAAGAGTGCATCCGGCCGGGGCCAGCGCCCTGCAGTTTCAGCCGCTCGCTGATCAGGTCTTTGGCTTTGTTGGTGCCCACAATATGCACCTGCAAACCAAAGCGGGCGGCCTTGGTGGTGCTGCTCATGTCGATCTTTTTCGGCGTGGTGACAATCTCGGCATCCAGCACGTTGCTGCCCTTGATGGCCATCAGCCGCACTCCCCGGTTTTTGCGGGTGCGCACGTAGTGATATACCGCGTCGTTGGTCTGGCCGTCAGAGGAGTCAATCGAGCAGGCCGTCACACGCAGGCCTACACCCAACGCACTGTTGTAAACGCCAAACAGCATCTGATCGAGCGCCTTCCAGACCGGGTCGTTCTTGTCTGAGCAGGCGGTTTCTGCACGCAGCTCGCCCCAGTAAAGACACCATGACTCTTCACCCCGGCCCCAGGCACGGAGTATCACCGCCACCCGGTCGTGCTGGATATCCACGCCCATGGTGAGCACCAGCCCCCCGGCAGGCACCGTGCGCTCCGGGTAGTCCGTCGCGCGATCACGCAGCACATCGGAGTCGGGCATGTCGGATTTGTATTCGTATGTCTGCCCCATCTTCTGGTTGACAAACTTGATCCAGCGCGACGGATCGCCCTGCTCCAGAAGCCTTTCAGCTTCCAGTCGTTCCTTGAGAATGTCTGACAGTGAAGAGCCGGGAAGACAGGCGTACAACTCACTCAGGCCATTGAATCCGGCTTTGCCAAAGAAGGGTTTGGTAGGTACCCATCCGTAATAGGGGTCGCCTGCCTCCATAGCGTCATACACAGTTTTACGAATGTTCTCTTTGCGCTGGTGATCATCCCACCCAGAGCCACAGTGTGGGCAACCATATACCGCCGTCTCCAACAGGTATCGGCCATACACTTCATGGGGTGGCACCCCCTCGTCAGACTCCAGAGCATGGATGTTGTCGAAGTTCAGTACATGGCTTTCGCCACATTCATGGCAACGTATTGGCAGCTCTCTGCAGTCTGACTCCTCCATACGCTTTTCGGTTTTGGAGAAACCTTTGATCGAGGGCGTTCCACCCACAAGAATTTTTGAGCCGGGGTAACGCTTCACCCGCTCTTCCAGCAAGCCGATAGCGTCGCCCTGCCCACTGACGTCATCACTGGTGTCGTCAGGTTCTTCAACAACGGCTAAGCCTACTGACGATGTGGATTTCACATTGCCGGGAGAGTTTGAACCAACCAGCTTCATGAAGCCGCCGGGGAACTTTTTGAAGTCCCAGCGGTTACCGCCCTTTCGTGATTTGTCTACGGGGATCAGCTCAAGAATGTCCGGGTTTGCCGGGATCGCGTTAATCAACTTCTCGTTGTGAAACGACTGGCCATCACCTGACTTAGCGAACAGCAGCAATATCGGGCGTGGTGCGTATTTCACCAGCTTGAACAACAGGCCGATCAAAAAGAACGTCCAGCCGATCTGCGCGGCCTTCATCATCACAACTTCTTTGACCTTCGGGTCATCGATGGCAGCCGCTACGCCGTAAAAATAGGGTGCATAGTCCAGCGAGTATTGCCCATGTATCACACCGGACTCCGCGGGCAACCGATATTCCGTTTGCAGGTACTCAACTGTCTCGACCGTCTTCGGAGGCTCCCAGCGGGTTGCGGCCTGCTTCAAAATCGCTCCCAAGTTTTTGAGCGTATCCTGCAACTCGCTCTGCCGTAGCTCTAACAATGCCTGTCACCTTTTCCTGATCAACACTCTGCTCTGAGTGAGACTCCATATCCCCGATGATGCGATCTACCGCCATCTGGAATTCCCGGTTAGCAAACACTGCCCATTCGTTGAGGGCTTTGCCCGCGACGTCAGCAGGTACCAGCTTGCCGATCTTGGCCATGTAGTCGAGCCGTCCGTTGGCAGCCTTCACCAACGCCTCTTCGGTTTTGGCTCTGGTCAGCTCCACACTATTGCCCGCTCCGCGCCCAGCTGCTTTGTCGCGCAGATCACGTATGTAGGCAATACGGATGTCTTCCAGCGTCGCCTGATTCCAGTCGATGTGCAGCCGGTTCAGTACGTCACGCACATTCCGCTCACTCATATCCAGATGAGCAGCAATTTCAACTTGAGTAGGCATATCAGGTAACCAGCTATGGAAGAGGCAGAAAAGCCAATGTATTCAGCGCATTAGGAACCGGAACCCCCCATAGGATTCCACATCTGGAAAAACAGCGCGGTTCGAACTACCCGTACACGGGGCCTCGCTGGAAGGACCCGTGCCGGGGATGGGGGGCTGTGCAGGTCAGTCCCAGAGCCTTGCTTGCTTCAGCGCCTTCTCGAAGTTCAGCGGGAACTCTGATGCTGCCACTGCATTGCCCACCTCGTAGAACATGAAGCGCTTGCGATAGTGCGGTGACTTCACGAACAACAGGATTGGCCGCACCCGCCACTGCCCCACCCGCTCGTAGATACCCGGTGCCAGGTGCTTACTACGCCGGTCATGAGGTGATGCCACAAAGTAAGGCCGCGCATTCTTGTTGCGTTTGAGGCTGCGCGCTGTGGTGTTGGCATCAAAGCCTACGCCGTCAAACGCCTGCACCCGAGACAACACCTGAATCATCTGAGCACGCGATACGTTGCCGTACTTATCCAGCTTGATACCACCGCCCGGCACAGCGAACTGATTGGGCCGCATGATGCCGCGGTCACGCATCCGACGCTCAGAACGCTTGAGCTGACGACCACCACCCAGTATTTGCGGTGCTACCCAGCCACCCTGCAGGTTGCCCTGACTGTCGTAGGTGGCAGGCAGGTTGGCCTTGTAGGTGTGATCTTTGAAGCGCACCCGCGCTTCCATCGTGCTTCGGGTAGCGGGCTCAACATACAGGCTGTTCAGGGTGTACGGTGTGGGCCGGTCGAAGGTCGTGCGCATCTTGCCGAACAACTCAAGCTTCACATCCTTCGCCGTCATCGTGGCGGCCATAGCAGCAACGGTCGGCAGTTTGCGCTCAAACTCCCTGAGCTGCTTCTTGACCTTGTCCAGCCCGGTCAGTGTGACGCTGATCTTAATCATGCCTGCTCTCCATACACACTCCCCACCGCCTTGCCCCAGTACGTCGGCCAGGTTTGCGGGTGGGGCTGGCCGGGGCGCCAGTTGCGCTGGTAGACCGTCCAGCCCAGTGACTCCTCGGTGCGGTTCGGCAAGCGGCCGGGATCGGTCCAGAGCAGCAAGCGGGCGAAGCAGCAGGCCAGCACATCATCGAACTCAATGGCCGCGTACACCGCCGGGATGGTCGGTGGCACTTGGCGTGCGGCGCAGACTTCTGCGGCCATGGCGCGGGTGGCTTTGTGCTCCAGCACGCCTTTGACCCCACCGCCCTGCTCGAACTGCCACAGCCCGTGAGCCGGGCCACCGATCTGATGGCGATAGTGCAGGCGTGATTCCTGCCCGCCGATAGCCAGCAGCATCACTTCTGCCTGTGGGCTGCGCATCTTCTCCGGCAGCAGCGTCAGGGCGGGCTGGATGATGCCCGTGCGGATGGCGTTGTAATCAGCATCAGCCATGGTTCACCTTCCCGACTACCTTTGGCAGCAGCATTTCGATTACCGACCGCAGCTCAGGCTCGGTGGCCTGTTGCACTGCCTGAATGCCCGACGCCTTCACCTGCTCCAGCACCTTGCTCATCTTCTGCTGGCCATCGCCGCCCTGTTGCTCGGCGGTGACAATGGCCGTGGTGACGGTCTGGCGTAACTGCTTGTCCATTGCGACACGCAGCACGATACGACCGACGAACAGCACCAGCTGTAATGCCCATGCTGGCATGGTTCACCTCCTCCCCATCGGGATGATTACCTGAGTGGATTGCTTAACGATCAGAGCCGACCTGCTTGCCGACCCACCTGATAGCGAGGCCACGCAGGGTAGCCACACCGAGAAAGCCGATGGCGCCGCCAACGGCCATGACCACGTTTTCCGGCAAACCGAGCCAGGCAATCAGGCTGCCTGAGCACAGTGTCAGCGCACCGGAGATCAGCGCCTCCAGAGCCAGCCGCACCGGCTTGGTCTCTTTGCCGTCATAGAGCACACGCAAGACAGAAATCACGGCAGCCATCACAGCCCCCTGCCAGGTTGGCGAGGTAGATAACGCATGCCAGATCGCCAGCCAGAACTGCGGTTCTTTCTCCGGCATTGCGCCCTCCCACATTCAGCCCGATACATCGGCCCAGAAACGAAAAAGCCCCGCACAGGGCGAGGCTCAGCTTGGATACCGCAGAAACGACAAACCCGGCGCGGGGCCGGGGTTTGCAGCGGTGAAGTGCGATTGCTACGGGTGCACTTCTTCGAAGATAGCGACATTGAACACCCCGATTCTCATGGCAGCAAGGGCTTTTTGCTGCCACCGGCGAACGTAGGCGAACACCCGGCCAATCCCGGCGAAAAAGTCCGGTTTTGGGCAAAGCGCCGCAGCGGCGTTCAGGCGCTGTCTGGCGAATTCAGGGTGAGACACAAGGTCAGACGGCTGTATGCCTTGTGGCTTCTGGTGTTGTCCCACTGTCCCACTTGTCCTACTTCTTTCTTCACCTATAAAAGGAATAAAAAAGAAAGCGTGCGCGCGGCGCGCGTATACGCGCGTGCGTAACAAGGTGGGACAGTGGGACACGTCAGGCACGGCGCGGGGTGCAGCGGTGTCCCAGCATGAAACGAAGCTGGGACGGTGGGACAAGATCAGGTGAAGGCTCACGCTGCGCGCTCCAGCAGCAACTGAGCAATGGCCAGATGGGCCTCATGCAGGCGACGGTAATAGGTCGCCCGGCTGATACGGCAGGCAGACACCTTCTGCTCCTCCAGGCTGTCGTAGTTGGTGTAATGCTCCAGCACGATAAACCGCAGCGCCTCCGATAGCTGTCGCGTCACAATCAGCTCAATGTCATAGCCACGGTCGGTCAGCACCTTGCCGCCGGGGCTACCGCGGATCAGCACGCCCTTGCAGTCCATCAACCGGGCAATCATGTTCTGCCCGTGCGGCTCCTCCTCCTGCTGACGTGGCGGGTGATACTCCCTTGCCCACTGCCGCAGCAGCTCATCCATGGCGGCAATCACAGGGCAGGCTCCAGCTCTTCCACTGCCGGGCTGGCTGCGGCGGTGGTGGCCTGCTCCTCATACTTGATCCAGTTATCGGGCCGCTTATACCCCCAGGGCCGGGCGCCGGAGCGCGTCGGCTTGGTCAGCCGTGACCGACGCCAGCCCAGCCGGTGCATGATATGGCCGATGCGCATCTGCTCAGGCTTACCCCAGTGGCCAAAGTCGAGCTGCAACGCATCCGACAGAATCACATCACTGGTTACAAACTCGCCGATGTAATGCTCCAGCCAGTTGAGGATCTGATGCTCCCAGGCATCCACCGCATAGCGGCTGTCCTGCTGCTCCTCAAACAGCGTCCGCTCCTCCGGCTCCACCCACCAGATCGCCCCATCCCGGTAGCACTGCATCGCTTCCGCCCACAGCTGATCACGAATCTCACGGATGGCATCAAGGTGAATCGTTGTCACCGTCACCGGCCAGTAACGCCGGTTGCCCGTGCTGTCCTTGAGGTATTCCTCCTGATTGGTGGTGCCAGCGAACACACACTGGCGTGGCAGATCAATCGCCCGTCGCCCGTAACTCTCGCGGAAGGTATCCACTCGCGCGCCGAAGAACTGCTTGGCCTTGGTGCTGTCGGCTTTGTTGAAGGCATCCAGCTCGCCCAGCTCGATAATCCACTTGCCGCGAATGGTCTGGAACGCTTCCTTATCACCCAGCGTAAAGGGCGTATCCATAAACCACTCACCGCCGAGGATCGACAGCGCCGTGCTCTTGCCCGCGCCCTGCCCGCCTTCGAGGATCAGCACGTTATCCATCTTGCAGCCGGGCTTCATCACCCGCGCCACCGCGCCGACCATCCAGCGCTCGGCCACCAGCTCCGAATACTTCCCCGGCGCCACCCCAAGGCACTGATTCAGCCAGAACGACAGGCGCGGCGTGCCATCCCACTGGAGCGACAGCAGATACTCCTTCACCGGGTGCGACGACGACTGCGCCGCCACCACCGTGACCGCCTCCACCACCGCGCCAATCTTGGTATTGAAGTTATAGGTCTGCGACAGCCAGTTAAGAGTCATCGTGTCATCAGTATCCGACCACTCGCCGGTGCTGCCACCGTAAGGCGGCGTTTTCGCCTTGTAGACCTTGGTGCTGAAATCATCGCGACGGATCACACCCTGCCAGCGCACATCGTTGGAAAGGATCAGCACCACGTTGCTCATGTGCGACACCAGCGCGCCTGACTGGGTGTATTGCAGCTTATCTTTCCAGCCGCCGACCGCCTCCGGCCGCACCACCTCCATGATCTGATCACGCACCCGCTCCAGCCCTTCGGCCAGATGCAAGTCATTAAAATCCGTCCAGCTATCCTGCCGATCAGGGCCAAAGGTCGGCTTCAGCCACTGTCCGCCCAACACCAGCGCCGCATCGTCGGCCTTCTCCACACCGGGGTTCCATGCTTCACCGCTGGGGCGTTTGGTCTTCCAGTCATCATCGGCACAGAAGATCAGCGGACGACCGGGGAACAGCTCCCGCATGGCCTTACCCACCGACAGCAGATTGCCGGCATCAAAGGCCACCGCCACCGTAAACTGCGTCGCCATATGGATGCTGGCTGCCGTGGCATACCCTTCCGCCACCAGAATCGGCTCACCGGGGTCAGGGTGACGGCCCAGCATATGGAAAGCACCCGCTTTATCCATCCCCTTGGGCACATACTGCTTGGTCAGCCCCGACTCCGGGTGCGGCGCCGGGTAGATCACCTGCAGGCCAACAATATTCGCCTTGCGGTCACGCATGGGCACCAGCACCGAGCCGTTCGGCGTGAACCTCACCCCGACCGGCACCACCTGCTTGTGCAACAGATACGGGCTTGCGCCCTTATCGCTCATACGCTCCCATAATTGCCGCGCCCGTTTCGACGCGACCCGCGCAGCGTGTACCTTACGCTCCCGCGCCTTCTGCATGGCCTCAGCCTGCCGGGCCTTCAACACCTCGCGCTCTTCCGCCGTCAGCGGCACGCCCTTGGTCTTGATCTTGTGTGGCTCCTGCGTGCGCCAGTCGCCGTAAGCACCGAAATACATCACCCGGCCAGATGCCGTATGGTACTGATGCACCACATACCAGCCGGTCGCCTTCTTGCCCTTGTCGCCTTCCATCGGGCAACGGGACAGCTTACCCAGCTCCAGCGGAGTGGAAGGCTGCAGGCCGTATTGCCGCAGCTGGCTCATCACCTCATCCAGCGCCTCAAAGCTCATCCCCGCGCCCTCCTTGTCGCCGCCTCACGCTTCTCGGTTATCGCCTGACACTCAGCACACCGGCAGCAGCCCTCCTGCATGGCCAGCCTGCGCCGGGCAGGAATCTCCCCGCCGCAATCGACGCACTCAAACAACACCGGGCCACTAAGAAGAGGCTGACGCGCAGACAGCCAGTGATCCATCCGCAGCTCGATCAGCTCACTGGCTCTATCGACGTTATCCATGCTGCTGCCCTCCCTTGCCCTGCAGATGGACCAGCCTGGCCCGCTGATACAAACCCACCGCCGCACGAATCAGCCGGTTACTCAGCTTCTGCGTGGCAGCCAGCTCACTGGCAGAAATCTCCCCGTCGTCAATATGCTGCGCCGTGGCCTCGACCGTATCCGCCGCCGTACGCAGCAACTCACTGGCACTGGCCACCAGATTGGCAGGCACCTCCTCAAACTCCAGCCGGGCGACCTCATACCACAGGGTATTGCCCAACTCAGCGTGCAAAGCATCCAGCACAATGGCGCGGCCCTTCGGCTCGACATAACGGAGGAAGTCCATCAACTCGACCAGATTCAGCACATGGTGGGTATGGGCAGGGTCAAACTTGTGGGAAAGCGTGGTGGGGTTGCGGCCCGTGGCATAGGCAAAGCCAGTGATACCGCCCCGGCAATACGCCTCATTCCGCGCGACTAAACGCAGCGCCTCCGGCAGAGGCAGCACCTCACGCTCCAGGCGATCAATTGAATCAGACATGGCAAAAATACCTGAATGCTGCCAGTGCCCAAGCGCATACACCTTTGATAGAGTACGCGGTACGGCACAGGCATGACTGTGTCCAGCGGATGGCTGCTCTGTGGTGGAAAGGCCATCCGCGCCCTAACGGCTACGCCGTGGCCCGGTGCACTGTGGTGGTGAACCGGGCCTCTCTCTCAGCAGCGGGTCAGGCTGCCTTCTCAGAAGAAAACAACGCCGACGGGTAAAAGTGCTCAAGCAGGCACTCCCGCGACACTCTCCCCCCCGAATGCAATACCAGACGTGCCATCAACTCACGGCGCGGCACCTTCTGGCTGAACTTCAACTGGTCCACATAACGTGGCGAACTCTCACAGCGCGCGGCGTAATCAGCCAGCTCCTGCGCGCTTAACTGCGAAATGAAAACCCGAAAGCTAGACATGGGCGAAAGCCTCCTCAGCCGATTGCCAGGCCAAGTTACCACCACAAAGATTATAAAACAACATCTGTTTGGTGTTTTACCTTTCAGATAAAATCATTAATATCACCAAAACATCTAAAAGCAGCCAGAAACCATCAATCATGCAAAAGCGCACCCTCTCCGAAATCCGCCTTCACAACGCCCGTTTGCTGCAGGACTCCGTAGGCGGACAGAAAGGCATGATCGAAAAAACCGGCAAATCCCAGTCACAGATCAGCGCCATCATGGGAGAAAACCCCAGCCGCAACATCGGCAACAAGCTGGCCAAACTGCTGGAAGACACCTTTGCCCTGCCAGATGGCTGGATGGACCACTGGCACGACACCATCGACGGTGACGCCCAGCCCTCCATCTACATACGAGAAGCCGAAAAATCCCCCTTCGGCAGCAACCGCCCGGTCTATGTGGCCATCCCCGTGCTCGACGTACACCTCGCAGCCGGTTTTGGCACAGTAGTGGATAGAGAAGAAGTGACCCAATGGACTGAAATACCGCACGAATTTATCGCCAGTGACGGCCTGAGCGCCCTCAGCCTGGCGGCCGTGCACATCAGCGGCGACTCCATGACGCCCCGCCTGCAGAACGGCGACCGCGTGCTGATCGACACCGCCGACAAACAGATCAAAGACGGCAAGGTCTACGCCATCGCCGTAGAAGACGAACTGAGGGTAAAGCGACTGTTCAAGAAGATTGGCGGCGGCATCCTGATCAGCTCAGATAACAAAGCCGATCCGGCCTACCGGGATGAGCTGATCACCCCGCAGGATGAGCATCACCTGAGAGTGATTGGGCGAGTGGTGAGGATTATTAGTGGGGCTTTGTGAGTTGTAGACATATGCAGACACCCGATCTCTACACAGGCACGCCAATGGGCAAGGCCATACTGGAAGCCTTAGCGCAAATGAACGACAGCATTGCTGAGCAAATTGCCAACGCCCAGCCAGGCTCATACAGCGCCTACATCTTTGGTGGTGCAGCACTTCATATTCATACCAATGCCAGAGGCTCGGCAGATATTGATGTGGAGCTATCCGCAGGCCGATACCTGGACCTGAGTGACATCCTCGTGTTCTACACCGATGAGAATGGACAGTCACAAGCACTGGTGCTGGATGCCAACTTCAATGGCGGGATATCTGGCTTACTGTCAGAAAATTATCAGGAAGACGCCATCCCGATATGGGGAGATGACACCAGCCCGTTGAAGGCATACGTCGTGTCGGCCCTTGACCTGGCTGTACACAAACTAGACAGGTTGGCTGAAAATGATGAGAATGACATCAAATCGCTGGCAGCCAAAGGCCGCTTCACCCCTGATGAACTGGCAACTCATGCTTATCAGGCGCTTGAGTATGCCATCGGCGACCGCAATAGACTGAAAGGCAACATTGAATACATGCTCCGGGTACTCCGGGCTGACGGTTTCTAAAAAATGAATACCCATCACTACCAACAGGCTCTGGCCAATGCACTCCATCACTGCGATTCAGCCGCCACCGCAGCTGATGACCTGTGTCAGTTTGCCTATGGTGTCTGGTTTGATGGGTTTACGCCTGACCTCTCCCCTCTGAGTGATGTCGAAAGGCTCAAAGCCGCCTATGTACTCGACTTCCTGATGTCTAACCCACTTGTTGGTGCAGGTCGCAGGGCGCAATTGCAGCCCGTGCTGGAAGAAGTGGCTGCCACACTGAGCAACGAACAAGGCGCCGTTACCTTCTATCTGACGGATGACCCGGCTCGTACCAATCGTGATCAACTAGCGAAGAAATGGCACCTGGCCTCAGGAATGCGCCCAGCACAGGTTGGGTTACTCGATATGCAGCGCAGGGCTAACTTGCCTGCACACGCAGCGTAATAAAAAGCCCGGATCACCGGGATAGACTGGCTCTTTTAGAATAAATATATAAAGTTATAAACTTAGGAACATATTAGAATACCGTTGCTAGTCCTCACGGTATTTACTAGATATTCTATCTAACTCCCACAATCGCCGGATTTCAATAATTTCGTCCTTAGAAATAAGCTCATGTCCGCTCATTTTTTGTGCATATAGCAGCCTATCAAGAATTACTTGTCTACCACTTAAACGAAATGGCCCCAAGCTTCTAGCTCCATTCCTCCTTACACTGCATCTATATGCTGGATTATCTCTAACAGATAACAACCAATCTCTAAATTCAAGTAAAGGTATCAGGGATACATGTCCATTTAAAATTAAATTCTGAGTTGCTTTATCTTTTCTAATGACAGTACATGTCCAGCAACCAAACCTACCTTTACTGCAGGGAGAATCGTCTGGCATCCTAATTATAGGACACTCACCAGAGATATTTTTATAAATTTTTGAAATAGCATGAATATCAATTGACTTAACATCAGAATATTCACTTAATCCATCCCAAACATCATCGATATTAAAATCTACAATGGGGCAAAATAATGTAGTTCTTGAATAACCTTCCTGCCTATAAATATATTTATCTATGTGATTCTTATTTAGTATTTTATCCCTTTCTAGGCTTTCTTCATACCTAGTTCCCAAGAGAACTACGACTTCTTCACTTTTTAAGTATTTCTTGATAGACTCCTGAATTGGATTAATCCTAAGTCTATCTGTGCACCACCTAAACTTATTAGATGGAGGTGGATAGCCTCGCCCAATCAGTTTTACAAAATATCGATCCTCCAGCTTTGGTTTAATTGCTTCAACCAGCACATTTATTCCAAACTCTCTTCCTTCTTCCTGTATATCACCGAGCACCTTTTCAATATATCCATTTAAAACAGGTATTTCTACACCAGTATCACAATAATAAATATAGACATCTTTTTTTTGAATTTTTAAATCTTTAATCGCCAAAAGAAATAACTTAACCACTAAAGAAGAGTCTTTTCCACCACTAAAACCTATGATCCATGGTCGGTCATCATTAATGTAGTATTGCCGCACTATATCGACAGCAGAATTAAGCTTATTCATCATCTATAGTAAAATAGGTAAAAGGCGGCGATTAAGATCTGTATTATATTTTTCTAGCATCAGTGCTATCTGATCATCTACAACACTCATGTGTTTTTCGATACTTTTTGGATACAAAAAATTTCCAGATAGAAAAGCGATACACCCTATTAATAGACCAGGAAGTAAAAATAACAAAGTATTATCATAATAATATCCAAGCAAAGCATATATCCAAGCATAAAAACATCCAATTAAGGCTGTATCTGCAGAGCTAGTCCAAAACAGACCATTATCTTTAATGATAAGAGACTTTTCCTTTAAACTATCATCATGATCTATAAGATCATAATAAATACTCATTATAGACCTCATATTTTTTTTTATTTTTCCCTTTCTAACAGAAACACCAAGCCCAGCAATAATTTTTTCAGCAATGAACAATTTAATTGCATTTTGCCCAGCAGATAACCTTAGCTTCCTTAAGTCTGTACCATCATAAATAAAGCCAAGTATTGCTGCTAAAGTGACTCCATAACCGTCTAAGACAAACTTTAGACTTGAATCCATATTTATAGAGTCATCAAAAAAAAACATATAAAATGGTGCGCCGAAAAATATTAACAATGTTCCCGGTACAATTTTTCTCATGTATTTTAATGTTGTAAGTTCCATCTGCTCACACTTCAAAAGTAGTAACTAAGAAAGACTAATTAAAAAGGAAATCATTGATTTCCTTTTTTTTCCATAGCTTCTACTAAAGCTAGCTGGCAAGCTTTGCTCATTTGCCTAGCAAAGTCACACGGTAATGCATTACCAATTATTTGGCATACTTTATCCATATAGTCACTCGCAAATTCGTAGCTATCTGGAAACGTCTGGAGCCGGGCAGCCTCTCTTACAGAGATTGTTCTAAGCTCAGATGGATGACCAAACCTGCCTTTGGATAAAACAGTACAGCCACCTGTGATCGTAGGCGAAGCTTGGTCAAAGCTCATGCGTCCATACACATTACCAAAACCTTTATCAGATCCCTGATGACATTTAGGGCGCAAATGGACTGGAATATCGCTTCGATTACCTCCCGGCCTAGAATGCCTCAGCCTTTCTAAGTTAGGGCCAGTCATATCACGAATGATATTCCAACCAAATTTGCGAGGCCCACCATATTGAAACGACCTTTTTAATGATACGGGTGGAGAAAGATCTGATATTGCCTCTCCAACCGTTTTCCATTTCAATTTCCCATCCTCTCCGCTTTGCGAATGAGTAGGCTCTGGAATCTTAATCTCAAAACCAAGCCCAGCAAGCAGTACAAATCGCTTTCTATCTTGGGGTACACCATAATCAGCGACCTGAAGTACATCATAGTTCACGATGTACCCTAAACTTTCTAGCTCGTTCACAAAACTAGTAAGATATTCTTTGCCTTTACCCATTAGGCCAGGCACATTCTCTATCATTACGGTTTTTGGCATCAACCCCTTAATTAGCCTCGAAACTTCAAGAATGAGGGTATTACGCTCATCCTCCCTTTTATACTTACTAGTTAAACTAGAAAATCCCTGACAGGGTGGGCAAGCTGCCAGTAATGAAAGCTCACCCTTACTCATTTTTGATTTAGCAAACACATCTGTTACAGATACGTACCGAATATCACCATCAAAAATATAGGCATCTTTATGGTTAGCCTTAAAGGTATCAACTGCAAAGGGATTATTCTCGACCGCGGCAACAATATTAAAACCTGCTTGTCTCAGCCCTTCAGACAGCCCGCCGCCACCGGCAAAAAGGTCAATTGCATTAAACCTCATTTTTTATTCAACCCTGCATCTATTGAGTCAAATATATCGCTTAGCGGTTCATTAGCCTCTGCCATTTTCTTTAAAAGCTCTTTTGTTGAGGCTCCACCAAACTCTATAACATCTTTAATTCTTGCATCATCATAGTGTTCAGAAACACCAGAAAGCATGGTTGCAAGTAAATCCAAATAGCCTTTTCTAGACTTCAAGCAAACTTGATCCCAAGTTAATATTCTAATATTTGGATCGCCAGATTTTAAACCATTTCCAATATTTGTTCCAATCAAATAACCAGTGATCTCGGCGTTTGGGTACTTTTCTTGCAACCAAGTATAGTAGGTCATCAACTGCATAAAGTGCTCTCTAACCAGAGCAACGTTTGGACCTTTAAGCTCAACGACTATAATATGATCTTTATTGGAGTCACTTAAAAAAACGAAGTCAGGCCTTACTCCTGAATCATTTGATTTTCTGATCTCCTGTTTAGTATATCCATGTCCACCTAACTCACCATCTATGGCTGCGCTAGATGCAATCTCCTTTAAACTTTTATTTGCTTGCACATTGAGACGATCTGTTCCCAAGACCCATGGAAAAGATTCTAGCAAGAATTGAAGCTGCCTTTCAGTTCCATTTAAGCTTAATTCATACAATTTTGTTAGTGCATATATACGCTGAGATACCATAACAGAAAGAGATAAAGATTCAGGAACAAGATACTTATAGATATCTCTAAGAGTAGCTATGAAGCCCTCTTCATCTGATTCGTTTTCCTTCATTCGATCCCAAAGAGAATTAATTATCGCTCGTGTAGGCCTATGCGTCCAAGCAGATGTTAGTTTCTCGATGATTTCTGTTTGTAGTTCATCATCTCTTGCGACCTTTGGACTCATGCTTGCAACCATGTCATTTATGACAGTTTTTTCCTCTGTCGTAATTTTTGGCAAGCCAGTCATGCTTTCTATTTTTTTCTTGATATTATCTTTTAGATCCTCTTTTTGTTTTTTTCGATATTGGTTAATCCAATCAGCAACACGTCCCCTGCCCCATTCATACATAGGCTCGGTATAGTCATTATTCCAGTTTATACTGGTCCTATCGGTTGATACGACATCTTCATCTAGTTCATCTAGCCAATCAGCTTCTATAACGCCATACATATAGCGAGTGGAAATTTCACGACCCTTCAATCCGAAAACGAATGGTCTGTCCTGTGCAATTTTTCCATGTGTATATACCCCAACGCCCGCCTGATCTTGAGGCCAATTAGCCTCTTTCACAAAACCAACCCAATACTTAACTTCTCTTGTTATTCCACCAAATATTGGATTCTCAGTGGCAAAGCCAGCCTCAGGAATTCTAAAAACAAACTCAGGCAGAGCTTGGCTTTCAGTAACCTTACTGTCATTAATGAGTACCGAAAAGTTATTATCAAGCAAGGTAACTGTGAAACGCTGGCCTATAGACTCTCTTAATGGTTTCTCAGGGATAGCCTTTTTAAGTGACAATGATTCCATCAGCACTAAAGTCCCACTACTATTCGAGCGGCCTATTCTCTCAAGAAACTTTTTCACTTTCTCATTGCTGTCATTTTCAACAGCATCGATTGAGACACCATCATAAATTACTACCGGCTCATACTTGAACTCTTCAAAAGAGCCGTCTTCCTCTGTTTTTTCAAGAAGCCCTTCCAAATCAATTTCAATCCAGTAACATTTCCTTTCTTCTTTACTGACGGTTACCAGAGATAGTTTTCTTGCTATGCCGAAAGGAGCTAGTTTCCCTATGCCTTTCCTTCCCATGAGCTTCCGTTTCTTTCCGGTCATTTCGGTAAGATTTTTTTCGGTTCTTTTTTTCTTTCCTATTACTAGATAATTGTCTGCCAGCTCTTGCCTAGTCATGCCAGAGCCATCGTCACTTACCGCCACATGGGTAGAATTCAGATCGATCCATACATGCTGGGCATCTGCGTCCCATGAGTTTGATACGAGTTCAGCCAATACGTTAGTCGGTCTGTTTTGGTATAGCTTCAAACCAAGATGCTCAATGATATTGTGACTATATTTGAGCTCTAGAGGGGGCAACTGCGGCATAAAACGTCCTTTGTCCTAAAAGACTGAGGTAGCAAAACTTTCTATTTTGTTACAATAGATTGCATGTAAGCGTTATGTCAAAACCATCTTTTTCATGATTGACAAAACCGAGTAGAAAGAAGTTGTGTATATGCTGGATATATAACCATTAGCTGTATATAGGGATAGGGTAATTCAGCCATTGACTCCACCTCCCCACTCCCCCTAAACTCCCCCACGCACTGGCAAAATCCAGTGCCAGGATTGGCGTCCTGAAAACTTCACAACGACCAAGAAGGCGCGGTTGCGTCTTTTTTTGTCTACCTGTATCTGCACGCAAGTGCCAGATCGTTATGGTGGGCTGGGCAGGGGCACCTTCGGGTGCGCCGGTAACGTTGTGGACCGGTTACGCCAACCTTGTTCAGTTCACCCCCATTCGATTGGCGTCGTTTGGTGGTGATCCTCAGATCAAATAGAGGGCCACAACGATGAACTCTCCTCTCATTCCGTTTTCATTCAACGCTGTAAACATCCGTACTTTTACTGATGAGTCACAAGAACCTTGGTTCTGTGCCAGTGATATTTGCACTGTGCTTGGTTATGGCAATGTCAGTGATGCAATTAGTAAGCACTGTAGAGAAGCTGGTATCGCGAAACGCGACATCAGCTCTGGCGGCCAAAGCAGGTCAATTGTCTTCATTAACGAAGGGAATCTTTACAGGCTGATCATCAAAAGCAGGAAGCCCGAAGCGCAACGCTTTGAATCATGGGTCTGCGATGAAGTCCTCCCCGCTATTCGCAAAACCGGCCGCTACGAAGGCAAACCCGCCCCTACGCTGGTGCCTGTAACGCCCGTCACCGCCTTCCCTCCGGCCTCCGAACTGATCCAGCGCATCCACGGCTATTTCGCCATCACCAGCCTGTCGCTGGCCACGCTGCTCAACCTCGACCATATCACCCTCTGCAATCTGATCGTGCAGGTGCCCTGCTCTGAGTCTTTCCGTCGCACTCAGATCAACCAGCTGGGCGACTATATCAACGGCGTCCCCACCACCTTTTACAGCCTGAGCCGTGATGCGGCGATGCTGGTAATTGACCAGTGCAGCAGCCCCGATCTGTTCACCGTGCGTGAGGCGGTGGCCAAAGCGTTCGACAAGATTGCCGTGCCCTTCCCGCCCGAAGTGCCGGGCAACCAGCCCAAAGCCAGCGCCGCCCCCAGCCATAGCGTGGCCGTGCCGGTGCTGAGTGAGCAGCAGGCGGTGGCACTGGCCGAGCCGCTGATTGCCCGTGACGTCACCGAGGCCATCCACGCCGCCGCCGTGGTGCTGGCCAAACGCCATGAGCCGCTGTATCGCCACCGCTTACTGCGTGAAGCACATAAAGGCACGCTGCCGTGCAAGCAGTTTGACCAGCTGCCCGAGGTCATGGAGCGCCTCTGGCAGGAGCAGCAGGTGGCGCAGATCGACGGCGTCCCCGTGAGTGATCTGCAAACCTGCCATGAGCTGTTCACCGAGTGGCTGACCTTCACCCGCTTCGCGCAGCGCTGCGAACGCCACGAGCGCCATCTGGCCGAGTCGCACTTGCAGAAGTGGGAGCAGAAGGCGCTGGCCTTCGGTGATGACTACGTGCGCAGGCACGGTGGTTGAGTGAGTGATCAGGCCCGCTGTTGCGGGCCTGGTTGTTTTCAGGGGCTGAAAACGGCGCAACATCTAATCGCTGTTTCGCATTAACAAAAAAATCATCAATAACACCATTTTGATATTGCATTAAAACATCATATAGATGATATTACTCCTACACCACAGAGGAGTACCGTCATGCACACCGTCTATCTCCACCCTACCGTCAGCTCCAGCCCCGCTCTGATTGCCCGTGCACAGCACGAAACCGGCATGTGGGCGGTGCTGTCTGGCACCTCTGCCGTTCTGGTCTCCACATTGGGGCACGCTGCGCGCCCGGCGGGTCTGGCTTCCACCACAGTCAGGCCATCCACCACCCCGGCGCCGCGCCTTGCACCACTGGCAGGCTGAACGGTTATGGCACTGCCCAAACGGCCACGGCATTACGCCGCTGAAATCCTTGAGCTTGCCACCCTTGAGGAGCGGCGCGCGGCCTTCGAGAAAGTGCCTGCTGCTCTGAAGCCGCGGGTTGAGGAGTACGTCCGTAACGAGTGGGCGCAACGCCCCTTCCGCAAACCCAGGCGATGAGCCGCTGCCGGTCCACCACCCGGCAGCGTTTCCACCCCATCGCATTACCATGAGGGAGCATCATGCAACGCACCCTGCAGCAAACCGCCGATTACTTCGGCATTTCCCGCCCTGAGCTGATCCGCCGTATGCGTACGGCGGGTCTGCTCAACCTGAAAAACCTGCCACAGCACGCCAGCCGTGACCGCCACTACCTCACCACCAAAGAGGGCAGCTGGTGGCACCCGGAGTGTGGCCATCAGTACAGCCTCTCCACCCGGGTGACGCAGTCCGGGTTGGCGTGGCTGGCCGGTCAGATCGACGTGCCGTTGCCCCCGGTAAAGGAGGATCACCATGGCGCCGCGTGAATTCCAACGTCGCAGGGCGCGCCTGCTCACCCGTGATGAGCGCAGCAGC